GGGCAGCCATAAGACGGTAGTTCCATCTGTAGGACCATGACTGGCTCAATGTCCCCTGAGGACCGCCGAAATGAATTTAAGAAATTCTTGTTAAACATTAATAATGAGATTAATAAAATTAAACAAAATTAATTATGAGTAAATATTATTCATTATATAATAATATAAAATTAAGAAAAGGTGGTAGGAAAATTGCAAAATTAAGTGAAACTTAGTTTGTTGAAAAAGCTAAAGCATTTATATTAAATGTTTGTAAAGATGATACATATACGGTTGATAAAATAAACAATACAAATGCAGCAAATAAAATTATTGCAACTTTACCCCGAGCAGTCAGACAATCATATTATGATGATAAATCTACTATTCATAAAGACTTTAAAGATATTAAACCTGATTGGGAAAATTTTGAAATCAGTGGTAGTCTTAGAACAGTAAAAGGTTGTCCATATATTATTATGTATGCAGGTGGTGACTGGGAATGCCCTATATGTATTATGGTATATCATGATGGTAAACAATTCAGATGTTATATACCAGAAAAAGGAAATGCATACAGGAAAGACGTAAAACGTTTATTTGGTAATTGTGATCCTAAATATGATCATAAATCCGAAACATATACAGATGAATGGAAGAAATGTGGTAAAACTTTTATATCAGATGATAAGTATGCATTTGATCAATTAGTTAAAGATGGTATATTAGATAAAGAAAAAGACATTAATAAATTAAGGGGACTTGGTAGAAATATAGAATTTGATACAAAACAATGTATAGAAGATTTTTCTAGTAGAGTTGAACCTATATCGATTAAAGAATCTTATCATAAATTAACAAGTAATGATATTAAACTTATATATGAGGGTGTTATCAATGAAACTACTATTACTAACGATGTTAATGCTGAACAATATGCAAAATTATCAGATGTATTATTTAATTTAATGCAAAAATTAGAAAAAGAAAAAATGCCGCTTATTAAAAATATACAATTATCATATGATATACCATATGTAAATAATGAATCATATAAATTATATAAACATTTAGGTTAGTATGCAGGATTAATGGTAGAAGATGCTATTATAAAATGTATAAGTAAGTCTTTAAATGATATAAATGCTAAATTATCTGGTCAGGATAATATAGAGCAGGCAAAAAATGGTTAGAGAATATATGATGGCACTATTACTTTAGATAATTAGACATATAAAACACAAATAAAAATTATATAGAGGAAAAATATATCAAATTCAATAAATGATCCTATACGTAATGGAAATGATTTAGGAATAATAATATCTTACGTTATTTATAAGAATAGTATATATATTGATACTATTTATGTACTTTTACCAAAAGAATCTATAACAGATGACGGCAAAAGTGTAAAATCATTTGATGAATATACAGCGCATAAAGTATTAAATAATCAGACTAAACGAGTGTTATCTATAAACGGAAAAAATACAATAATAACAATTTCAAATGAAATAAAAATAAATAATCATTAATATAAACATTTGATATTTTTCTACAAAAAATATAGTTTTATTATAAAATTTATATTAAACTTTTTTATTTAAAAATAATTATGTATCTTTGTATTATAACAATTAAAAATAATAATTATATGAAAAAGTTTTTAAGAAAATTTAAAGAATGTTTTTGTGATTTCATCGGAGGTATGTTAGAAGATGAATATATTGATATGTGCATGAAACAAGAATTGACAAATAAAGAGAAATAATTATGAGTAAGAATTATTGCAAAATTGGGAAAATTTGGTGTAAGAATTGTTCTCATCATGGTTGTAAATACAACTTAATTCAACCGTCTCTAAATAACATTAGACCATTGAATACATTAAATACATGTCCAAAAAGAAATAATGATCGTACTATTTCTTTTAAGGAATTAATAATGAATTCATCATTTAATGATATTATGAATGCAATGTATGTACATCATCATGATGAAAAGAAAAATATTGATGGTTATAAACAAGCATTTCATATTCTCAAAAATATGAAGCCTATTAAACCATCATTTAATATGTACATCTGTTTAAATACAGTAATTGATGAATATTTAGGGAATCATGATGAATATATCAATGTATCTGGTTTTATTAAAGAAAGAGATGTTAGTTATGCAATAGATCTTATGAATTGGTGTAATGTTTTATATTTGAATATTCACCCGGATACATTAAAGAATTTCAATAAAAATACAATTATTGCTGAAGTTTTATGGGAAATTACCTTTCATGGTTATTCACCAGATGATATTGACACATTTTGTACAAAACTTACAAACTCATTTGATAATTGTAAACAAAAAATAGGGAATTTATCTGCGTGATAAGTTTCCTATTTACTTTTTATTTAGTTGAAGAATTTAACTATTCTTTTAATTCTGCAATTTCTGCATATAATGAATTAATTTTATTATTAACATCTGTAAATGTGCTAGTAATATGTTCTTCATCCTTTAAATACTATGACTTTTTGTGATATAATCTTTTATACTTTATTTATATCATATTTAAATATTTATTTTATAATTGCATTTTTAATAAATATATAGAATGAATAAATAATAAAAATAAGAATTATTTTGTTTATATGACAAAGAATAGTAAATTAATGATAAAAAGTAAGTCATTGCAGCCTCTTACTCTTAATGAAGCCTTTGACAGTACACCAAATAATAAGAAATATATATTCTCTGGTGTTTTTACAGCATGCTCTGTACCTGGACATGTTGTAATTAACAGAAACAATAGAAGTTATCCTGAAAAGGAAGTTTTACGTCATCTTGGATATTTACGTGAAATGATTAAACAAAGTGGTTCAATTCTTGGTGAATTAGATCATCCTGAAGGACGTTTTGATATTCAATTAAAAGAAGCCTCTCATAAAATTACAGATCTTTGGTATGATTAGGAAAACCATAATGTAATGGGAAAACTTGAAATCCTTGATACACCAAACGGTAAAATCGCTCAGGAATTAGTTGAAGCTGGTTATCCTTTATTCGTATCTTCTCGTGCAGCCGGTGATGTAGATGAAAAAACACATGAAGTTGAGATCGCTCAAATATTCACATATGATATTGTATGTACACCAGGTTTTGCAGAAGCACGTCTTGATAGAATCAATGAATCACTCGGTGTAAATACTATGTCATATCTTAATGAATCAGTTTCTGCTCAAAAATCACAGAAAGAAACAACAAATAAGAAATATAAAGTTCTTATGGAAGGCGTTACTGTTAATGAATTAGAGCAAGAAGCACCAATTAATGAAAAATGTATGGAAATGAAAAACAAGCCTGTTAACCTAAAAGATTTATCTAAACCATTGCTTGAGGAAGATGAAGAAGAATTCAAATTACCTGAAGCAGATGTAACACCTGATGGTGCAGATAATTCATCATCTGATAGTGATAGTAAAGATGATAAATCAGATGATAATAAGGATAATGATACAAATGCATCTACAGATGATAATAAGTCAGAACCAACAGATGAAGAGAAACAGAAGAAACGTGCGTTAATTCTTGATATTACATCAGAAGATGCCGATGGTGAATCATCTGATGAAGACAGTGATAATAAAGATGAAAAACGTGCGGATATTATCGACATTGAAGGACAGTCAGATGAAGATAAAGCCGATGATGGTGATGCAGATAAGTCAGATGATTCAGAAGATGTTTCTGATACAGATACTGCAAATGATGATGCAGATGATGCAGCTCCAGCTGATGAAGACTCAAAAACATCTACAGAAAAAGCAGAAAGAATTGCAGCAGAAACAGAAAAAGATATGGAAGAATTTCAGGATCTTCTTGACAATCTTGAAAAGAAAGAAAGCATTAAAGAACAAATTGTTTCACGTTATCCTTTCTCTATTTCATTATCTCCTGAAAACTTTGCTAAATTTGCAGCTCTTAAACCTACACAGAAAAAGAAGTGTATGAAATATGTAGTTGAACATAATATCTATAAGATAGAAGATATTAACAATCAATGGAATGTTCCTCTACTTGCAGAAAAACGTGTTCTCAAAAACTGGTTAAGATTAGCAGATCCTAAAGATATTGAACTTTATACAAAAGCACCACTTCAAGAACAGGATGCAATTGAAAATATGGCTCGTTACTGGGTTCTCGAAAATAAACAAGATGTTGATGAATTCTGGGAGAAAACAGGTCTTCGTACAAGAGAAGCACAGCGAGTAATGAATGAAGAATTCGTTCGTCGTTATAAAGTTGCACAGAAACCTATTATGAAACCTGTACAGGAATCAGAACATCCACTTGGTTACCATATGGATTATGCAAAGATTCTTGAACAAACATATGATAATATTTAATTAATATTAAATAAAATTATGTTAAATATATATAAAAGTCCTGATTAATTCGAATGTTAATCAGGACTTTTTATATTCATACATATATAAGAAAATATAAGTTAAAAAATAAATTTAAAAATGATTAATATAGATTATAATAAAGTATTTAATTATATTAATGGAAATGATAATTTAAAGAAAATATTTTCTTTCTATGTTAATAACTGTATAACACTTTCTAATCCATATCATAATGCTAATCATACATTATCAATGATGTATCATATCTGTTGTATATATGAAGAAAGTCAAAAAGATGATTATGAATTTAAATTAGATTCAGAAGGTTTATATATTTTGATTGTATCTGCAATATTCCATGATTTTAATCATAGTGCAGGAAGATTTACTGATGATATAAATGTAAGTAATGCATGTAAAATTATGGAAGATTATTTTACAAGAGAATTTCCTAATGATATAGATACAGTTGAACGAATTAAAGAAATTGTTCATGATAATATCATAGCAACATGTTATCCATATGTTATAGAAGATGATAAACTTAATTTATATCAACGTATATTAAGAGAATGTGATATACTCGTTTCATTTTCATCAGATTATTTTACACAATGTGCAATAGGTCTAAAAGATGAATTACGTATTAATGATTGGAAATTATTTTTAGGAAACCATATTAAATTTCTGATGGATTCATGGAAAGATATGAAATTATCATATTCATTAAAATTAATTGATGAACACCAAGAAAGTTTATTTAATCAAATAGAAAATATTTTATCTATCATAAGTTAATAATATGAAAACATTCAATGAATTAAAAATTGGAGATTATATATTTCATAAATGTAAAGAATTTCCTTTGATAGTTGAACCAAAAAGAATTGTAAATATATATAAATTCCATAAGGAGACTATATTTGAAATATGTTGGTTTGGAAGTTATGCAAAATATACAATAACAAAATTGCATGTTGATAATCAATATATGAATAAAGATAAAGTTCCAGATGAACATTATGATTTTAATGATTTTTGGTATACTACTGAACATATATGTGAATCAAAAACAGGTATAGGACATTATATATACAATAATGCGAAAGATTTTGATCATCGAGAATATGAAGTTATTCAAGAAAATATTTTATTTAAAGAACTTGATATTGAACCTGATTGTATTGATGGCGAATATATAGAAAGAAATAATTATTATTGGCGAAAAAATAATAATCTTATTCTTTATAAAGCATTATATGATGATTGTCCAGATGGACCATATTTTGTAAGACATGCAGAAGATTTTTATGATAATTTTACAAAAATTTATTAATTATGGATAATACTTTTTCATTTAAGCAATATGTAGAAGATGATGATAAATTTACAGTCATTTTACGTAAATATAATGAACATATAAAATCTTTTAAAGTTGCATTTGAGAATATGAAATCATATAAATATTTCTTGAATAAACATAGAGATGATAAAGATATAGATGTATTTAATCAAAATATTTCATTTATTCAGTTATTAAGATACAGTGACATATTTTATATTCAATGGGATGATTCTTTTCTTGGTGAAACTGAATCATTCATGACCAAACCTTTAACAATAAAGCAGATTGATGACTTTTTCAAAAATGGTGATGAATATTATGAGAAAGTTAAAGAACGTTATGAACGTATTCAAAATACAAAAAATAATGAATATATAGATCCGGACAAAGAAGAAAGAGAATTATATGAACGTTTGAAAAAGAAATATGAGAAATCTTGAAAATAATACAATGTCTTTAAAGGTTTTTTCCATATTTTGTAAGATATGCATAAGATTTTTATAATAATTTTACTAAAATTTATTAAAATATGGATAATAATACTAATTTTTCATTTGAAAAATTTAATGAAATAGAAAAAGAATA